TTCCAAGGTAACACAGGAGGTAAGCTACGAGAGTAGCCCTCTAAATCGAGGACATCAGTAGAAACGAAATAATGTTGCAACAATTTAACATTTTTCTCAATGAGGTTGCAGTCATTATCAGGGATTGAAAGGAACTTATCCTTCTCTTCCAATTCCTTAAATTGCATACCGAACATCTTCATCCAATCTGAAAAAGTTTCCCTATTAATTTTATGCCTATACTTCCGCAACATAAAGATTATAAAATCATCCCCAAAGACGAATATACCAATCTTCTTATTGAGAAGGTCATTAATAAGGCCCTCACCATCCTCATCTGTGCTAGCAATGGTCACAATCCACAAAAAAAACAGAAAAGCCAAAATCCAAGAGTCACCATGAGAAGTCATATAAGAACCTGACCCCATGGACCCCTCAAGGAAGCCCCACTGCCCATTAGGCTTGCGAACGAGTTTAAAACCCAAATTATGGGCAACCCACTCGTTGAGTTTAACAAAAAGGCCCCAACTTTGACCAGCAAAGTGAGACCTATTGTAATAACGCAAATTTTCCATTGCAAAAAGATTCAACAAAAACCGCTTAATAGATAGATCATAGGAAGAAAAATCTCCCTGGATCCAGAAATAATTAATATTATCATAATGACACTGACTTGCAAACTTAAAAGCACCACCATGGGAAAACTTGGTGCCTATCAATATAGGGCCCCTGCGCTCAAACTTCTGACGAAAACCCTGCACAGCAGAGCAAATCAAAAATTCCAACGTCTCGGAAAGCCAAATATATCGTATTTTATCCTGCATTTTCAATGCAGCGTCATCATTCTCTTCAGCAGTATATAAAAATTCCTTCTTCAGACCAACAGCATTTATAACCTGTGGAAGTTTAAGTATACCAGTTAAATAAAACTCTTTTATGGCATCATCGACAACTTTGATCATAAAAGGCAACTGTAAACCTTTAGAACCACCAACGGTATAAACATATTTAACGTCACCAGAACGATAAACATGGTCTTGACCGGGGCGAACCCCAGCAGAAGAAGTTTTCCTATATTCAAAAGTATGAATACCCCAATCCCAGTTCCATACGTACTTACCCAAATCTTTATCAACACCGAAGTGCGTATACAAACACTTCAATGCCTCCTTAGTGTGTCTTCTAATGATGTTATCGACATAGTGAGGGAATTTTACATCCCTCCTAAGCTTCTCATCATTAGCCAAGAGCTTAGAAGAATCAACTTGACTAGTGGTTAAAACACTATTAAAGCAGATGCGGCCCTTCACCACCCTGTGACCAAAAACAAGGTTGTAAATAGAACCGTCTCTCATTCTTCTAACATACTCATGATCTTCAGAAGGATCATCACGACCCAACGACACATCTGGTATAAGACGAGACCTCTGCCAGACATTCTCCTGAAAATACTCAACATTGTCAGGTGAAAGCCTCTCAGAAATGGTCATTGTGTTGCACGACAACTCAATCAAATCCCAAACTAACAATAGCTTGAGAATATTATGAGTGACGGCAGGATAAGGATCATCGCGTAAACTAGTATTGCTATCCGCCATTTTGGGAAGCGGA